GCGGACGCGGAGCGGCGCGCGCGCGATCCGCAGGGCGCGGCGGCGCGCGTGGAGCGGCGGCTGATGGCGGAGGACGCGGCCTACCGGCTCTGCCGCCGGGCGGCGGCGTCGGCGCTCTGCCTTCCGAAGGAGGCGCGGTGATGGCCGTTGAGAGGCAGATGACGTTCGCCGACGAATCGCCGGAATACAAGGCGTTCGTCGAGAAGTTCAGGCCGAAGAAGACAACCGACGACTGCTACACGCCGGAGAACGTGTACAGCGTCGTCCGCGACTGGGCGGTCGCGCGCTACGCGATTCCGCCCGACACGGAGATCGTGCGCCCGTTCTGGCCGGGCGGCGACTACGAGCGCTTCGACTACCCGGACGGGTGCGTCGTCATCGACAACCCGCCCTTCTCGGTCCTGTCGAAGATCGTTCGGTTCTACGACGCGAACGGCGTCCGCTTCTTTCTCTTCGCGCCCGCGCTCACGATGTTCAACTATGCGCGCAACAAGCGCATCGGCTTCGTCGCCGCGTCGTGCAGCATCACCTACGGGAACGGGGCGGTCGTGCGGACGGGCTTCGTCACGAACATGTGGGAGTACGTCGTCGAGACCGCGCCCGACCTCTGCCGCGCCGTCAAGGCGGCGGACGACGCGAACGTCAAGGCCGCGAAGAAGTCGCTGCCGAAGTACGTCTACCCGCCGGACGTGCTGACCTCCTCGCGGGCGGCGTGGCTTTCCGAACACGGCGCGGCCTTCCGCGTTCGGCGCGGCGACGCGGCATTGATCCTGAAGCTCGACGCGCATGGAGATAAGAGCTTCTTCGGAGGCGGTCTGCTGCTCTCGGAACGTGCGGCGGCGGAGCGGGTTGAGGCGGAACGTGCGGCGGCGGAACGTGCGGCGGCGGAACGTGCGGCGGCGGAGCGGGCGGCGGCGGAGCGGGCGGCGGCGGAGCGGGCGGCGGCGGTGGTCTTTGAGCTTTCGCCGCGCGAGAGGGAGATGCAGCGGCTCCTCGGCGGAAGGGGGCGCGCATGAAGCGTCGGACGCAGAGCAACGGCGTCTACTTCGACCGTTCGACGAAGGGCGAGGTCGGCAAGCAGCACCACAGCTACCGCGCGGAGGTCGTGGAGGACGGGAGGCGCATCCGCCGCCGGTTCTGCACCTACGAGGCCGCCCAGGAGTGGATCGCCAAGATGTGCGAATGCGGGGGCGCGGAATGAAGCTGCCTCTCGTCCTGGAGGACTGCGGCACGGTGCGCGACGCGGCCGGGCGCGTGTTGATCTCGAAGATCAACCCCTGCACGATCCCGGAGCGTCGCGAGATCGTCCACGCCGTGAACGTGCGGAAGGACATGGAGCGGAAGATCGCGGGCCAGCGCGCGGCGATCCGCGCGCTTGAATCGACGATTTCACAGCCCCACCGGGGGGCGCGCCGGATCGCGGAAACCCCGGAGGCGACAGACCCGCCGCACGGCGCCGTGCGCAAGGGGTGGGCCGATCGGGGGAGAGCCACCTGAACTCCGCTACCCGGGGCGAGCGGCGCCCCGGCCCCCGGAAAGGGTTATGAAACTGTAAACACGGTGCGCGCCCCGTGCCCCCGCAGACGCGCGCTTCTTGGAGCGAAAGGAAAATCGAAATGAGGACGGAGTACATCTTCCCCACGGTGCTGATCGCGCTCGACGTGTGCGCATCCGTGCCGTATGCGGTCAAGTGCAACTGGCGCAAGGAAGACATTGCGGCAATTCAGAACGGAAGCGCGGAATAATGGGCGGCACATGGCACAATGTCACCAGGCGGGAGCCGTGCCCGATCTGCCATAAGCCGGACTGGTGTACGGTTTCGAACGACGGCATGATGTGCGTATGCCGCAGGGTTGAGAGCAACCACCCCGCCAAGAGCGGCATGGGATGGATTCACGTGCTGGTGGAACGCCCGCGCCGCGAATACGTGCCGCGTATGCCCAAGCGTCCGCCGGCGCCGAAGCTGTTTGACGCGGAGGCGGCCATGCGCGGATTCAGGGTGGAGTTCGAGGCGCCGGGCGGCGGCAGGGACATCTTCGATTCGCTGCTGGAGATCGCGGGCGACCTTCGCCTGCGCGCTGCGGACATAGACCGCCTGCAGGTCGGGCGCAGCGCATTCTACGGCGCATGGGCGTTCCCGATGCTTGACGGGCAATCAAAGTGCGTGGGCATAAGGCTACGCGAATACGGCGGCAGCCGCAAGTGGTCTGTTGCGGGGAGCCGCGACGGGCTGTTCTACGACCCGGAGATCTCGCCGCGCGAGGCGTTGTACAACGGCTTGCGCGGGCGGGAGCTTGTGGTGGTGGAAGGCGCCACGGACTGCATTGCGGGCTACGCGCTGGGGCTTCCCTGCGTCGGGCGCAGCTCATGCGGCACGGGCGCGGACATGCTGCGCGACCTTTGCACGAGGCTGGGGGCGAGCCGCGTCACCATCGTCAGCGACAACGACAACTACAAGTTCCGCCCGGACGGGACGCCGTGGCGACCCGGCATAGAGGGTGCGCGGCGGCTGGCGCAGTCGCTCGGCAGGTGCTACCGCATCGTGACGCCGCCGAAGAAGGACCTGCGCGACTGGCACGGCGCAGGGCTTACGGCGGAAACGTTCTGGATGGTTGCCGATTTGCAGCCGTGGAGGGTGAAGTAATGGCAAGATGGCTGAAGGTGGGGGTTGACACGCCGTACAAGACGGCGATTCGCAACATGGCGAAGGACTGCGGATGCACACGGGGCGACGCATTCTTGGCGTGGTTCGACCTGTACGCTTGGCTGGACGAAAACACGGCGGACGGGCGGCTTGAGACAGACCATGCCGAGATCGACCGCAAGGCGGGGCTGGCGGGTTGCGCCGCAAGCCTCGAACGTTCTGGCTGGCTCACGTTCGCGGACGGCGTATGCACCATCACGAACTGGGACGAACACAACGGGCAGAACGCGAAGCGCAGGGCGGCGAACGCCAGGTGGATGAGCGAACAGCGGGAGGAAATGCGGCGGCAGGGAATGGAAGTCAGGCCATGCCCCAAGCCGAAGATGCCAGTCCGTCCGCACACAAGATGACCACCAGCACGGTGGACAAAATGTGGACTTTCAAACACCACAAAATGACCACCAGCACGGTGGACAAAATGTGGACTTTCAAACACCACAAAATGACCACGAGATAAGAGGAGATATATTTACTATGATTCCGATAGAAGGTATAAATTTATTCTGTACCAATAGGGGGCTTATATCCCCTGCGCGTGTGCGTGTGCGTGCGCGTGTGCGCGGGAGGTGCGGCGCTTAACGCGCGCCTAGCGAGGCTCGCTGACAAAGGGGGTGTGCGATGAGCATGACGGCCTTCGAACAACAGGTGGGCGTCCCCGTGCCGCTCAGGTTCCGCCTCGACTGCGTTCCGCCTACTGCAACCGCCCAGCAGAAGGGCGCGTTCGTCTGCGGAGGGCGCGTACGGTTCTTCACGAAGCGGAAGGTCCGCGAGAGCGAGAACTTCCTCGCCGCGCTCTGCCTGATGTACAGGCCGGACGTGCCCTTCTCCGTCCCCGTCTCGCTGACGGCGCGCTGGACGTTCCCCTTCCGCAAGTCCGAGCGGAGGTCTGTCGTGAAGGCCGGGACGGACGTGCCGCACACGAGCCGCCCGGACCTCGACAACCTGGAGAAGGGGCTGCTCGACGTCATGACGCGGCTCAACTTCTGGACGGACGACAGCCTCGTCGCCGAGAAGTCCACGTCGAAGTGGTGGGGGCCGAGGCCGGGCATCGACATCGAGATCCGCCCGGCGGGCGCCCGGCCGTTTGACGGATCCGCCAAGGGAGAAGAGACATGACTTGCACGAAATGCAGACACAGCCGTGAAATCGCGCGGCTTGTGGACGAACAGACGCGGTTGCGCGGAATCTGCTCGAAATGCCGCCTCGGCGAGGATATCGCCGGGGACGGAAGCGTTTCGCTAGATGCGCTCCACGACGGCACGGTCGGGCGCGTCGCCAGCGTCTCGCCAGGCCATGCCACTTCGCATACGTTCGACCCCGGCTCGATCGACGAGCCACGGCAGGAGCCGGACGAGGGGACGCGGACGCGGGACACGCTTGCCACCCTGATCTCGTGCGTCGCCGCCCTGCCGTACGATCAGGTCGCCCGGCTTGCCAGGGTCGCCGAGGTGTTCCGGGGGCTGACCCGCCGGGAGTTCGGGATCGTCTCCCATCTCCTGAACGGCGGCACGCTCATCGGCTATGCCGAGGCCCATGGTCTATCCAAGCAGACGGCGTTCGCGAGGATCAAGGCTCTTTTCAGGGCTCGTCCGGTGTTCCGCGCCATCGCCAACGGCGGCTTGACCCACGGCAAGGGAGGACGGGCCGCCGCGCCCCAGGCGGGGTGCCAGGGGGACTTCTTCGACAAGCTGGAGGGCTGTTGACATGGCCATAATCGGACAATCGCGCCAAATTCCCCTGAACCGCCCAAAAACGGCCACAGGAGCGCGCCGCGCCGTCTCGGCGTGCAACCTACGCCACGGACGCGCGGACGCCGTGGAGGGGCGTTCAAGCCCCGTTTCCGCGAGGGCGGGTAGGTACTCCGCCCGCCCACCCCTCCTCCCGACGCCCACGGGCCGAAATCTTGCCTTGCCACAGCGTCCCCACAATTGAAACATAATGGCGGATAGGCACAAAAACCGAACTTTGGAGAGCGAGGCGCGGCGCAAGCGCACGGCGCGCGACGAGGCGTTCGCCATCGACGGGGAGGTCGCCGAGGCGCGGAAGCGCATCGACTGGAAGCGGCGGAAGAAGGCGGAGAAGTCTCTCGCGGCGTGGCTGTCCACCTACGGGCTGGGGGTGTTCGTGGACGACCCGCCGCCGAAGCCGCACGGCGTGAAGATCCTCGCGGAGATGGAGGAGGCCGTCGGCTCGTCGCGCCCCTACCAGGTGCTTGTGGCGCGCGGCGGCGGCAAGACATCCTACACCGAGGCGGCGGTCGCCTACCTCATCGCGACGGGCCGCAAGCGGTTCTGCCTCATCTCGTCGATCAACGCGAAGCAGGCGCAGCAGATCCTCCGCGAGATCACGGCGGTGTTCACGGAGGAGCCGTTCGCGACGGACTACCCGGACATCGCCGTGCCGCTCCTCCTTCTCGACGGCCACGGGCGGCGGTCGCAGCGGTACGGGGGGCGGGACACGAAGGTGCGGCTCGTGACGGACGAGACGGCCCTTCCCGTCGTCGTGGAAAAGGACGGCACGGCGTCCGCCGCGTCTGGCGCGTGCATCCGTGCGAAGGCCCTGAAGTCGGTGCGCGGCACGAAGAACGGGACGCAGCGTCCCGACCTCGTGGTGCTGGACGACCTCCAGACGCGCGAGGTCGCGGAGAACGAGGAGCGCGTGCAGGACGTGCTGAAGCTCATCCGGGGCGACGTGATGGGCCTCGCCGGCAGGGGCAAGGCGTCGGTCGTCTCGACGGCGACGACCATCGCGCCGGACGACGTGACGGTGCTGCTCGCCGCCGACCCCGCGTGGAAGACGACGCGCAACCCGGCGGTCGTCCGCTGGCCGGACGAGTGGGGGAAGGAGGGCCACGGCCTGTGGGGCGAGTACTTCGCGCTCTTCGACGAGGAGAACGCGAACGACCTGCCTCACGGGCGGCGCGGCGGGTCGCTCTCCCTCTACCGCCGGAACCGCAAGGCGATGGACGCGGGGGCGGACGTCCTCAACTGGGGCTACTTCGACCGCGAGGGCGGGCAGATGTCCGGCCTCCAGCGGCTCATGGACGCCTACCACCAGATGGGGAACGACGCCTTCATGGCCGAGTACCAGATGGAGCCCGTTCGCAATGCGTTCGCGGTGGAGGTGACGGCCCGCCTCATCATGGGCCGCGTCCGCCCCGGCGTCCCCGCGTGTTCGGTCCCGGACGGCACGGCGCTGACGGTCGCGGCGACGGACGTGAACCCCGCCTACGGCCTCACGACGGCGGTCCTCGCGTTCGACGTGAACCTGACGGGCCTCGTCGCGGCCTACAAGGTGTTCCGCGTGAAGATCGACGGGCGGCAGAACGACGTGGCCTTCAACGCGGCGGTGGCGCGCGCGCTCCACGCCCACGCGAAGGAGGTCGCCGCGCTCGGCGTCCGCCCCGACCGCTGGGGGATCGACGCGGGCGGGCGGCAGTTCAGGGCGGTGACGGCGTTCGCGCCGCTCGCGAAGGACCTCTACGGGCTCGACGCCGTGGCGATGCTGGGCCGCGCGGGGCAGAACTGGAACCCGTTCGTGAAGAGCCGGACGCGGGACGCGCTCAACGGAACGGTCCCCTGCCGCGACCAGCAGGGGCGGCGGTGGCTCGCGTTCAACGCCGACCTCTTCAAGGAGAAGGCGCAGCTCGCGTGGAACACGGAGCTCGGCGGCGACGGGGGGCTTTCGCTCTACGACGGCGGCGCGAACCACGCCGAGTTCGCCACGCAGGTCGCCAACGAGCGGCTTGTCTCCAAGGTGAAGCTCCGCAGGCAGCGGGGGGACGGCGAGGAGCAGTACGCCTACACGTGGAAGACGAGGAACCCGCACGACTACGGCGACTGCATGGCGATGTGCTACGCCCTCGCGGCGGCCGGCAACCTGACGGGCGACGGCGCGCCCGCGCGGAGCGGAAAGCGGAGGAGGAAGGTCTACGATGGCGCGTAACCGGCGGAAGGTCTACGAAGAGGCGGCGGGCGGCGGATCCGGCCCCGTGTGCCGGGACTGCGGATGCCGCCACTTCCACGTGGTCCGCGCGGAGCGGACCGGCGCGGAGGTGCGCACGGTGCGGCGGTGCCGCAACTGCGGGCGCGAGCTCCACACGGCCGGGCCGGCCTGACGGGCGGCATTTTACCGCTCCGCCAATGGCGGAGGAGCGGAAATGCAGACAACCGACCATGACAGCACCGACACAAGCACCCACGCCGCGCAGGGCGTGGGGGACGCGGCCCTTGCGGAGGCGGCGGCGAATCCGTCCTCATTCTCCGTGGACGGGCTTTCGCAGACGAATCGCTCGCTTTCCGAGCTGATCGCGGCGGACAAGTATCTCCGCAGGCGCGCCCGCGCGGAGCGGCGCCGCCACCCGCTCGCCGGCCTCGTCACGCACCTCGTGCCGCCCGGCACGTGCGACCGCTGAAAGGAACCCGTCCACATGGCCAGGCACCGCAGAGAATCGTTCGCCCCCGTCGCCGTCCGCGCCCGCTTCGACAACGCGCGCAACACGCCGGACACGGCCTCCCTCTTCCGAAACGTCGACTCGCTGGCGATCACGACGGCACTCTCCCCCGCCGTGCGCAAGACCGTCCGGGACCGCGCCCGCTACGTGGTCGCGAACTGCCCCTACGCGAAGTCGATGCTCGACACGTTCGTCACGCACGTCGTCGGGCCGTGGGCCTCCGTCTCGTTCCCGCGCGGCGGCGTCGGCGAGGGACTGCGCAACGAGGTCGCGGAGGCGTTCGACGCCTGGGCGATGGCCACGGACTTCTGGCCGAAGGTGATGACGCTCCTCCGCGCGAAGGTGACGGACGGCGAGGCGTTCGCCCTGCTCGTCACCGACAGGGGGGGCGTCACGGCGGACAACCCCGTCACGCTGAACGTCCGGCCCATCGAGTGCGACCGCGTGGAATCCTACACCGAGACCGTCACGCGCGAGAACGAGTTCGACGGCATCCGCTTCGACGCGGACGGCCACCCCGTCTCCTACCGCGTCCTGAAGAACCACCCCGGCGACTACCGCCTCGTGCGCAACGTCCGCTGGCGCGCGGGCGACTGGATCCGCGCCGCGAACGTCGTCCACTACTTCGACTGCATCCGACCGGAGCAGGTGCGCGGCATCTCCGACTTCGTGAGCGCGCTCGACATCCCCGCGCTCCAGAAGTCCTACCGCTCGTCCGTCGCCGAGACGGCGATCAACGCGGCCTCCGTCTCCGGCGTCCTCTCGACGGACAACGTGCCGGAGTGCTTCGACGACGACGACGCGTCCATCGGCAAGTGCGCGATGGAGGTCAGGCCCAACACGGTCTTCCAGATGCAGCGCGGCTCGTTCGTCACCCTGCCGGAGGGCTGGCACCTCTCGCAGCTCCAGTCCGCGCAGCCGACCTCGCTCTACGCCGACTTCGTGCGCGCGCTCGTCGCGGAGATGGCCGCGTGCCTCTCCATGCCCGTGAACATCGCCATGTGCGACTCCTCGCAGCACAACTTCGCCTCGGCGAAGCTCGACCACATGACCTACGGCGACAAGATCGCCGCCGTCCGCGCCGCGCTCTCCGTCAAGGTCCTCGACCGCGTGTTCCTGAAGTGGCTGGAGGAGTACGCCGCCGTGCGCGGCGGCATCGGCACGGCCGAATTGGCCGCCCTCCGCAAGACGGAATGGCTCTTCACGGAGCGCGGCAACGCGGACGTGATGAAGGACGCGAGCGCGGACAACACGCGCCTCGGCAACGGCACGACCACCCGCGCCGCGCTCTACGCGAAGGACGGGCGCGACTGGCGGCGCGAGACCGACCAGGCCCTCGGCGAGTACGCCTACATCCTGAAGCGGTGGCGCGAGAACTGCGCCGCGAACGGCCTGCCGGATGACACCCCCTGCCCGATCCTCTCCGGCGGCGGCGCGGCGAGGCCCGCGCCGACCGAGGACATGGTCGAGCACGAGGCCGAGAAGAAGCCGAAGGGCGGCAAGGCCCGCGCCGCGCGAGGGGGCGCGATTTGACTGCAACGCCAATGGCGGAGGAATGGAACGACATGACGAAAGTTGACAGGGCAGATTTCCCGAAGGGCGCGCTCGCCGCGACAGGACAGGTCGCGCTCGCCGCCGCGTCTGCGGACGGCGCGGAGGATTCCGGCGCGAACCGCAAAATGAGGATCGCCGCCTACAACGGCGGTCTCATCAACGTCGGCTGGGGCCGTCCCGTCGGCATCGAGGTCGCGGGCCTCTCCTGGCGCGAGGATTCGGCCATCCCGATCCTCTGCCTCCACGACGCATATTCGCTCGACGCGATCTGCGGACAGGCCACCAGGATCACCCGCGACGGCAAGGCGCTCTCGCTGGAGGCCGACCTCATGCCAGTCTCGGATAGCGCGAAGAAGATCCACGCGCTGGCGAAGGCGGGCTTCCGCTTCCAGGCCTCCGTCGGCGTGACGCCGAAAGAGGTCTTCCGCGTCGGGGAGGACGAGTCCGCCACGCTCAACGGCGAGGAGGTCTCCGGCCCGTGCTACATCGTCCGCGCCGGAACGCTCAACGAGGTTTCCATCGTCCCCATCGGGGCCGACGGATCAACGCAGACGGCTATCGCGGCCGCCGCACAAACGCACAAGGAGGGCATCATGCCTGAAGACAAGAAGAAGCCGGCGGGGGCCGCAGAGCCGACCGACGCCGCAACCGTGGAGGCGGCGCAGAACGCGGAGCGCGCGCGCGTCGCCGCCGTCATCGCCGCGTGCAAGGGGCACGAGGACATCATGGCCGAGGCCGTCCGGGACGGCTGGACCGCCGAACGCGCCGAGCTCGCCTGCCTGAAGGCCGAGAAGGCCGCGGCCGAAAAGGCCAGGATCGAGGCCGGGCGCCCCGCCGCCCCGTCCATCATCGACCTCCGCTCCGCCGCGCCGAAGGACGCGAAGACCGTCGCCGCCGCCGCGTGCATGGGCGCCGCGATGCCCGATTCCACCGTCGAGGCGCAGTTCAGGGGCGTCGACCTCGACGCCGCGCACGACCTCGGCGTGACGCGCCTCAGCGACATCTTCGCCGCGTTCGGCTACGAGTACCGCCCGGGCAACGGCGCGAGCATGGAGAAGGCCCTCCGCGCCGCGTTCTCCAACGCCGACATCCCGAACGTCCTCTCCAACGTCGCGCACAAGTTCGCGCTCGCGGGCTTCGGCGCGGTCGGCGAGGACTGGCGCAAGGTGTCCCGCGCGGTCCCGGTGACGGACTTCAAGGCCGTCAAGGGCGTGCGCCTCGTCATGGGCGGGCTCCTGAAGCCCCTCGCCAAGGGCGGCGAACTGCGGCACGTGGACCTCTCCGACGAGGCGCGCTCCATCCAGGCCGCGACCAAGGGCTCGATCATCGGCATCACGCGCGAAGACCTCATCAACGACGACCTCGGCGTCCTCTCGGCGATCCCGGAGCGCTTCGGCCAGATGGCGGGCCGCACGATCAACCGCGACGTGTTCGCCGCGCTCACGGCCCTCTCCGCGTCCGACTTCGGCGCGAACACCACGGGCGCGCTCTCCCTCGACACCCTCGCCTCCGCCTACGCGCTCGCGATGGGCATCAGGGACATGAACGACGACCCCGTCGGCCCGCTGCCCGACAAGATCCTCTGCTCGCCGTCGAACTTCATCACGGCGCGCGGCATCTACCAGCTCGAACGCATCACCATCGGCTCGAAGTCCTACGTGGACAACACGATGCGCAACCTTCTGGAGCCGCTCTCGTCCCCGTACCTCTCCGGCACGGCCTACTGGCTGTTCAACTCGGCGTTCCCGCTCGTGGACGTCGCGTTCCTCAACGGCGTCCAGGCCCCCGTCATCGAGACGGCCAACGCGGACTTCGGCCAGCTCGGCATCGAGATGCGCTGCTACTTCGACTACGGCGCCTCCGCCGGCGAGGTGAAGGCCGCGCTCTACTCGACGGGCGCGTAAACCCCTGCGGGCGCGGCGGTCTGTTCGTCCTTTCCGCCGCGCCCGCACCATTCAACCTCCACAACCGAAAGGAAAGACACCATGGCAATCGCAAAGACCTCCGCGAAGTTCCGCAAGTGCGGCGACACGCTGGACTACACCCCTTCCGCCGACGTGGCGGCCGGCGCGCTCGTCGTCGTCGGCAAGCTCGTCGGCCTCGCGCGATGGCCCATCGCCGCAGGCGAGGCCGGAACGCTCAAGACGCTCCGGCGCGGCGAGGTCGTCGAGGTGACGACGGACGAGGCGCTCGGCGAAACCGCCGCCGGCACGGCGCTCTACGTCACGTCGGCGGGCCTCGTCTCCGCGACCGCGACGGGCAACACGCTCGTCGGCTACGCCGCCGCCGCCATCGGCGCGAGCGACAAGACCTTCGAGATCGTCTGCGCCTGACGGCGCGGACGCAGTGGAAACGCCGATGCGCACGCCGAGCGAATACGTCGCCGCCGCCCTCCGGGGCCTCCGCGCCACGTCGTTGGCGGGGAACGCCGCGCGGATGTCGCACGGCGGACGCGCCGCCCCGGTCGCGCGCGTCGGCTCCGTCCAGTTCGGCGAGGACGCCATCTCGGCGGACGCGCCCGCCGAGGCCGTCCGCGTCCTCGCGCTCGCGGCGGACTTCCCCCTTCTCTCCAAGGGCGAGCCCGTCGAGCTCGACGGCTCCCTGCACGTCGTCACGTCCGCGCGGCGCGACGCCTCCGGCGCGTCCCTCACCGCCGGGCTCTCCGCCGCGTTCGGGCGCTTCCGCGCCGCCTACTCGCGCAGGGGGAGCGGCCCCGCCTTCCCCGTCCCCGTCCTCGCGCTGGAGGACGCCGCGCTCCCGTCCGCCTACGCGGACGCCGCCGCTCCCGCCTCCGGCCAGTCGTGGACGGTCTGCGTCCCCGCCGCCGAATGGCCCGAGCCGCAGCCGCCGCAGACGGGCGACGGGATCCGCCTCGACGCGCCGTCCGGCGAGGCGCGCCTGAAGGTCGCCTCCGCCGTCCGCAGCGGCGCGTGGTGGCTCCTCCGCGCGCGTCCGAGGGGGGCGGCGTGGTAGGCGTCTCCGTCCAGGTCGACGAGGTTGCGCTGAAGCGCCTCTCGGACGTGCTGGAGCGCGTCCGGCGCGAGGCGCCCGGACGGCTCGCCACCGAGACGCGCCGCGCAGCGCTCTACATCTGCCGGTCGCTGAAGGCGCGCACGCGCAAGGCCCCGAAGAAGATCCCGAAGGCCGAATGGCGCGCCGAGCCGTCCGCCAACCCGCCGCGCTACGCACACTCGAACTCGGCCGGCCGCGCGCTCCTGCGCCGCTGGACGCTCTGGCGCAAGCTGGGGACGCCCGCCGCCTACGCGAAGGACCACTTCGTCTACACGAAGGCGCACCGCGCGAAGAACGGCAGGATGGTCGGCAAGCACGCCGCCGAGGAGGTCCGCGAGCTGCTTCAGCGGCACGGCGGCATCCCGAACGCGGGCCTCGCCAAGGCGTCGTGGGGCTGGACGGCGAAGCGGATCTACAACGCCGCCGACTCGGGCGCGCTGATGGTCGCCTGGCGCACGAAGAAGTGGCGGCGGGACCCGCGCCGCGCCGTCACGGGCGTGTTCAAGCGCTTCCCGGACGGAGGCGCGGCGCAGATCCTCAACCGCCTCGACAACATCTGCGCCGCCTGCCCGCCGTCCGCCGTCCGCGAGGCCGTCGACGCCGCCTCGAAGAAGCTGGAGCACAACGTGACTGAGTACCTGGATAAGATCGCAAAATGAAGGAGCCGGAGGAAATCGTCGAGGCGCGCGTCGTCGCGCTCATCGCCGCCGCCCTGCCGTCCGTGCAGGTCGTCGGCGCGCTCTCGCCCGTCGCGGAAGACCCGAAGCGGGCGGACGACACGTCCGTCTCCGTCTTCGTGGACCTCGCCGAGCAGACCCTCGACTTCATCGGTCCGAACGTGCCGCTCGTCCTCTCCGTCCGCGCGACCGTGCATTTCGCGAATGCGGACGAGGCGACGGGCGCGGGCTTCCGCGACGCCTGCCGCGCCCTCCGCGCCGCGCTCCTCCCGCTCCTCGGCGACGGGTGCGCCGCGCTCGACGGCGACGGCTTCAGCTGCGACGCGTTCGTCCTCAACTCGACGGCGACGTCCTTCGACGCCGACGCCGAACTCGGCGGCATGGCGAAGACCTACACCGCGACCGTGAACGGCCGCTACACACCAAAGGAGCAATGAAATGGCTAACGCAACGTTCAACGCAGGGATCGACTACTTCGGCCTCGGCACGTCCTCTTCGGGCGCGCTCAAGGTCACGGGCTCGGACGAGAACCGCTCCAAGCAGTCCGCCTCCGGCGCGAACGTCTACGGCGACGCCGCCGTGGTCGATTCGTGGGGCGAGACCGCCGCGCCGTCCGCCGAGTACGCGGTCGTCTCCGCGCTCACCCAGGCGACGTTCCCGGACCTCGGCACCGTCCACACGGTCGAGGGCATCGAGAAGCCCGTCGTCCTCGGAGGCGTGAAGGTCTCCACCAAGAGCGGGAGCGCGCCCACCGTCAGCGCGTCCGGCCAGATGGTGCAGGCGGGCGCGACGCAGCTGCGCAAGTACAAGCTGCCCACCTTCTCGCTCTCGCCGCGCCACCGCGCGCAGGACTTCCTGGGCCTCTGCACCATCAAGAAGGGCGACGCCGCAGCCGACCCCGTGGAGGACTACGGCCTGGAGGGCGTGGACGCGGACTTCCCCATCGAGTTCACCCTCGCGCAGCCCAAGGGCGAGGTCGTCAACTACGACCTCCACGGCGGCATGGCCACCTGTTCCTACACCATGAACTGGTACGCCTCCACCGCGCCCACGGTCGCGCTCACGGACGCGGCGACCACGCTCGGCGCGACCATCTCCTCGCCCGTCGCGAAGTCGTGCCCCGAGGGCGGCTACACGCAGTACACGTGGACGGTCTCCTTCCCGATGAAGGGCGAGGAAGGCACGTCCACGGCCGGCTCGTAAGGGGGCGCGCGGCATGGTCTCCGAACTCGCAAGGGGCGACTGGGAGGATCTCCGGGCGCAGGGCCTCGACCCGACGCTCGACGACTTCGACCGCCTCAACCAGATCGCGCTCCGCCTCGCGGACGGCGCGGAGACGACGGCGGCGAACTTCCCGCGCGTCGGCTGGGCGGGCGACGTGCCCTTCTACGAGCCGACCTTCCAGGCGTTCGCATGGTACCACCGGTTCGCCGCGCGCGCCGCCGCCGACGAGGAGACGGCCGGCACGCTCTGGGCGTTCGCGCTCGCGCACGCACGGGAGCCGCGCTTCTTCGACGGCCTCACGGAGCCGGACGCGATAGACCGCGCCGTCTCGGCATGGGCCTCCTCCCTCCCCGCCACGCGGGACGAGGTGGCGCGCGCGTGCCGCTGGGCGGCGTGCGGCCTCGACGACGCGCACCCCGCCGATGCGGGGGACGCCCGTTCCGTCGCGGCGGCGCAAGCCGCCGCCCCCCGCTTCCGCGCCGACCGCACGGAGGCCGCGAAGAACCTCGCCGCGCTGGAGGCGCGCCTCGCCGAGGCGTGCGCCGCGCTCCACGCCGCGCCGTCCGACCTGGAATGCGAGACGCCCTCCCGCCTCCACCGCATCCGCGAGGCGGCGGCGGTGGAGCTGGGGCGGCCCCTGGGGCGCGACGAGGCGCGCCTCCACGCCGACTACGACCTCACGCTGCGCGAGATCCGGCAGCGGCTGAAGCGCGGGCGGGACGCGGCTACTCCGCCATCCACGGAAGCGGGCCGACCTCCGTCCCCCGGGGATCGATGCCGAGGAGAAGGAAGATGACGAGGAGGAGCACGAAGAGGACGGCGAACGCGATGAAGCCAGCGGCCAGGTGCGCAATGCGCCCCTCGCCGCCCCTCACGCCCTTCGGCCTTGAAAACGATCTGCCCATGTCCACAATTGTACCACAACCTGCGGAGGCGTGACGGATGGCGGACAAGAAGATCAGCATCCACCTCGCGACGTCCTCCGACCTCGCCGCGATCAACGAGGTCAATCGCGGGCTCGCCAAGATCGCCATGTCCGCCGGGCGCGCGAACGACGCGGCGCGCCAGGCCGCGCTCGCCTCCACGCGCGAATGGGCGACGCTCGGCGGCGCGATGGACGGGGCCGCGAGCCGCGCCGTCCTCACCGCGCGCGAGATCGAGGAGGCGTGGCGCAGGGCGATGGGCGGCGTCTCGGCAAAGCCGGCCGAGGAGGCCGCGCGGGGCTTCGGGCGGCTCGCGGACGTCGCCAAGGGCGCGGCGCGCGGCATCGGCGGCGCGTTCTCCGGCGTGTTCGAGATGATCATGCAGGGCGGCGTCTGGGGCGCCGCCACGATGGCCGTCACGGCGGCGTTCAAATGGGCGTGGGGCCGGATCCGCGAGGACGCGGAGAGGGAGGCGAAGCGAACCGAACGGGCGTGGAAGGACGGCCTCGAGTCCATCCGGGAGGGCGCGGCGGAGATCGACAAGGCGTTTGCGTCGTCGATGTCCGCCGCCGACAAGTCCATTTCGCGCTTCGACGCGATGACGAACAGCGTGAAGGAGCTGACGAAGGCGGAGATCGAGCTCGCCAGGCAGCGCGCGATCGCGAACGGCATGAGCCGCGAGGACGCCTCCCGCGCCGCCGCCGACCTCTCCGCGCAGGTGGACGAGGAGGCGGAGGAGAACCGGCTGAGGCACGTGGTCGAGACGGAGCGGAAGCGCGTGGACGCGGCGGAGTCCGCCGAGGCGGCGACCGTCGAGCTGAAGCGGGAGGCCACGAAAAAGAAGGAGGCCGCCGAGGCCGAGTACCAGAGGAAGCGCGAGGAGTACGTCAGGAAGAACGCGGCGACGCTGGGCTACAGCATGAACGGCATGGGCGCGGGCGTGACGGCCTACGCCCTCTCCGAGAAGGAGGTCGCCGAGAACCGCGCCCGCGCCGCGCGGGACTTCGAGGAATCGGACGAGGCCGGGGCCCTTCGCGGCAAGGTCAAGGAGGCCGCCGACCGGCTGAAGTCCATCGCCACGGACGAAAAGGCCCTCGCGGCGGCGGACGACGCGCGGAACAAGATCGCGCTCGCCGAGAACGCCCTCGCCGCGCTCGACGCGAAGCGCGCCGCGCGCGAACAGTCCGCGCTCAACGACGGGCGGGAGGCGGCGGAGAAGGCCGCGAAGGAGCGCGCCGACGCCGAGGCCAGGGCGGCGGAGACGGCGCGCGCGGCGGAGGTCCGTGCCGCGCAGGACGCCGCGCGCGAGCGCGAACGCCTCGACCGCGAGCTGCACCGCAAGAGGATGGACGACCTCCGCGCCGAGATCGCCGAGCAGTCGAAGGCCGCCGCGCCGCTCCGCGCCGCCGCGTCCGCCGCGCAGGGCGCGTTCGACCGCGCGTTCGCCATGTACCGCGACCCCTCGCGCGCCGCCGCCGAGATCGGCGAGGAGAAGGCCTACGCCCGCGACCTCGACCGCCTCCACGCGGACGCCCGCCGCTACGGCGGCTCGTGGCGCATCGCCGAGCTCTCGCGCCTCATGGCCTCCGGCGACACGGAGGGGCAGGCCGCCGCGCTCGCCGAGTGGCGCAAGTCGCGCGGCTTCACGCCGCAGGTCGAGGCGATGGTGCGCGCCAGCGCGGCGGAGCGCGCGAAGACGACGGCGGAGGACGAGCTGCGGAAGATCGAGGCCAACACGGCGGGCCTCGCCGAGAAGCTCGACAGCCTCCTCGCCATGAAGGAGGGCGCGTGACATGGCCGGGCTTTCGGACTACTTCTGCGGCAGGGTGGACCAGCGCGAGTACTCGCAGGTCCACGACTTCGAGTTCGGCACGTACTCCAACGGGATCGGCGGCACGGGGGCGTACCGCAACCTCGTCACGGCGCGCGTCGTCGAGCAGACGTTCCGCTTCGAGGGCGTGCCGGCCTCGCTCGCGGAATCCACGGGCTCCGTGACCGTCTCGGACGTGGGCGGCGCCTCCTACACGTTCGCGCTCGTATCGTCCGTCACGGACGGCTCGACGGGCTCGCGCGTCTTCGAGGTCGAGAGCGTCCAGGTCTCCCGCGCGCGCGCGACGCCGCACATGAGGACGCTCACCGTCACGCGGCGCGCCACGCGCTACTACCTCAACGGATCGCACATCGCCCTCGCGAACGAGCCCGCCTGGGCGTCCGCGTACTTCTGACAAACGGAGGACTGCCAATGTTCCACGTCAAGGACGACTTCAAGGCGGGCGCGCCTGTCACGCAGGTCGGCGCAGGATGGTTCAACAAGGTCGGCTCGTTCATCAACAACCTCGTCGGCGGGCGCGGCGTGCGCATCGTCAAGAACGAGAGCGGGCCGTCGTACATCGAGCTGAAGGACGCCGACCCGGACGCGGGCGAGGGGGACAACCCGACCGCCGTCGGCTCCTACCCGACGGACGAGGTGACGCAGGAGGCCGAGACGCTCTGGCGGGCGGGCGGCGAGAACGGCGCCGAGGTCATGGTCGCCTACAAGTGCGTGTTCGACACGGACGGACAGCACAAGACATACGCGGCGAAGCTCGTCCTCTCGGCGGACGGGCGCGTGCTGCGGATCGAGAAGGCCGAGAACGCCGGCTGGATGGTTTGACGCCGCCGCCAACGGAGGAGGACATGAAGACGATGGAACAGACGAACGCAACGGTGCGCGTGGACGCGGCGCGCCTCAACTTCCCGCTCGCGCCCCTGCACGCGCGCGCGGGCCACTCGTTCCGCGTGCTGCTCGCGGGCGTCCCTGCGGACGTTGAGGGCGTCTACGTGCGCCTCTTCCGCCCGGACGGCGCGTACTACGACGTCCGCGCGAACGAACACGCCAGCGGCGCGTGGACGGCCTACGCCGTCGGCACGTGCTTCCCGGCCGCCGGGCGGTCGTCCTACGAGGTCCACGCCGAGGACGCGCGCGGCAACCCCACCGCCCTCGGCGCGGGGACGCTCGACGTGGCGCCCTTCTCCGCCTCCTCCTCGCCTTCCGAGCCCGGCGCGCCCGTGCGCGTCTGCGAGATCCCCACGAAGGACGGCGCGCTCGTCCAGATACGCATGGTCCTCGACGAGGCGGGCGAGTGGGTCTACGAGGCCGTCCTCCCCGAGGGCGGGAAGGAGGCGGGACGATGAGGCATCTCGCATTCGCGGCCCTCGCGGCCCTCTGCGCGGCGCGCGCGGCCCTCGGCGTCGGCGCATCACAGGAGTGGGTGCGCCGCTACGTCGTCACGAACGCCGCCACGGCCTCCAGCTCCGTCTACTCATGGAGCGCCACGAACGGCGTCGTGACGGTCGTCGGGTCGAACGGCACGGACACCGTGACGATTCGCGGCCTCCTCCGCGAGGAGTACGCCCTCGTCGCCACGAACGGCACGCCCGCCGCCGCCGCCATCGGCGTCACGAACGGCACGCTCTTCGCGTGGACGGGCGCGGGCGCCTTCACGAACGCGGCCCTCGGCGCGGCGGTCCTCAGCACCGCGAGCAACTTCGTCTTCCGTGGCGTCCAGTCCGCCCCCGCGGACGGCCTCGACCGCCTCGCGGGATGGTTCGACGTTTACGGCACGAAGATCGACCGCGAGGCCGCCGCGCGCCTCATGGGCGGGGAGGCGGCGCAATGAGGCGCGCGGCATCCATCCTCGCGGCCTTCCTCGCCGCCGCGACGTGCGCCGCCGCCGTGAACCCGTGGCAGAACATTGGGAAGGGCTGGTACGCGCCGAAGGAGATCAATGTTTCGGACAGATACTCCTGGCAGGTCGCGGACACGTCCGGGGAGACGCATATCATCGACTTCACATACTCGGATGAAGGCTTCATCAACAACGCGGACGAAGTCATCAAGACGATGAAGTCCTCCGTCGCGTCTCTATTCAAGAACGTCGCGGGGCTCTCGAACCAGATCGCGAATAACGCGCGCGCCCTGGAACTCGCCGACCAGAAGTTCGAAGCGCTCGCGGAACGGCTCGACAGTGCGTTCACGGAGGTGTTCGGGTCCCTCCAGGAACTTGAAATCAAGAAGGACGAGGGCTCGGCGGGCAAGACGCTCCGCGTCTCATCCATCGAAAAAGGAAGGCTCACGCTCGTCGGGAACGTTGGGAACTTCGACCCCGACGGGAAGTCCATCGAAACGGCCTCTGACGGCAAGGCGCGGGTCAAGGGATTCTCCGGATCGATTGACGGGTCGATCCCCGTCTCGCTTCAAGGCGAGGAGATCGCATGGCACTCCCTGGTAAGCGCCGGAGACGGCAAGTCGATCGTCTTCAATCACGACGAAGACAAACCGTTCGCTGGCACACTGTCTCTCGCCGGATGGGAAGACCACGGGACATTAAACGGCATCGACGGGTACTGCGCCGACTCCCTCTGGGACCTGCTGACGGGCGTGAAGCCGGAGGGTTCCCACCGCGTCCTGACGTGGTTCGACGGCGGCAAGCTCCACTATACGAAGATCGGCGCGCCGACGGGCGAGACGGGCAAGTTCCTCCAGGCGAAGGAGGGCGGCGTGGAGTGGTCCGCCGCCGTCAGCGAGGTGAAGGCGGAGGCGGGGAGCGCCGTCAAGGCCGAGACGGACGCGGAGACGGGCGGGGTCACGCTCTCCTTCGAGAACCCCGGCGTCGAGGTCGCCGGAACGCAGGGCGCAAGCCAGTCCGGCGCGAAGCTGAAGTTCGAGGGCAACGCCGACACCGCCGTCCGCACGACCGTCGTGAAGGACGGCGACACGGTGAAGGTCCAGATCGGGGTGTACTACCGGTGACGCGCCGCCTCCATCTCCCCGCCGCGCTGGCGGCCCTCCTCGCGGCCCTGCCGTGCGCCGCCTTCAACTACACGGAAGCCATCGGGCGGTTCGTCGCGGTCCCCTCCGCGATCGCCTCGGCCATGCCGGCCGACTTCTACGACGAAGACGCCATCCCCGTCTCCGCCGCGACGTACCTCTCGCTCTGCGGCCTCGGCGACATGGCGCTGGAGCGCCTGTACGTGCCGTCCGAGGGCGGTTGGGCCTCCGCGCCCGCCGGGTACGCCCTCGGCGCGATGGCCGAGGACGGCTGGGAGGCGCCCGTCGCCGCGCGCCACGCGCGCCTCTACGACCTCGCCTACGCGTGCCTCACGAACCCCGCCCCGCGCTTCGACCTCCCGGACGGCGTGAAGGTCTACCCGCTCACGTACGACCGCGCGATCAACACGTCCGGCCTCCTGCGCGGCTGGTCCGAAACCGTGCCGGAGCCGGACGTGAACGCGCTCGGCCTCGGCGCGGCGTGCGGCGGGTTCGGCTTCGCGGGGGAGAAGGCCGCCACGCCCCTCGTCGCCGACCTCCGCGCCATGCTCTCCGCCTACGGCTTCGGCGGCCCGGCGGCGGACCCGGAGGCCGCGCGCGCCGCCGTCGTCGCGTCCGCCATGCAGTCCTACCGCGCCGCCGCGTCCATCTCCGGCGCGTCCTTCGCGGCGTCCAACTACCTCGCGCGCGGCGGGATCAAGGCGGGCGACCCGCTGCTCGCGGTGGACCCCTTCGCGGCGAACTGGTGGATGTCGTGGACCTCGGTCGTTCCGGCCCTCGTCCCCGCCTCCGCCCTCCCGCCCGTCTCGAACGTGGTGGAGGTCACGGCTTACGAGCTGCGCGCCACGGCGGCGGACGTCGCGGCCACGGCGAAGGCGCTCGTCATGTCTGGCGGCGGCGAGGCGACGGTCCCCTCCACGCTCTCCACGCACGCCGTCGGCGGACGGCGGGTTGAGGCCGGCCCCCCAAGGCTCGCGCTGGACGTTGCGTACACGCCGGACGACGCGCGGCCCTCCGTCAGGGCGACCGTGAGGAGGACGGAGCGGGCGACCGTGCCGGGCGCGTGGGAGTCCGTCGGCACGACGCGCGTCACGTCCCCGACGGCGGGCACGCTCACCGTCTCGCGGAAGAGGATCGCGGGGACGGCGACCTACGAGGTCGTCGGCGCGAAGGCGTCCGGCGGCGCGATCCTCGACGCGAAGACGAACACCGTGACCCGTCCGCTTCCGATGCTCAAGCCCTCCGTCGGCTGGCCGCACGCGAGCTCGGCGGGCAAGGTCATGTACGTCTCCGCAACCGCCTTCGGCAGGCGCACGCGCCGGAAGTCCTTCAACGGCACCGCGCAGGCCGAGACGGTCGAGTACGGCGCGTACGGGTGCGCCGTACTCGAGAACGTCGTCAATGACGGGCTCGATGACGCGCTCGGGAAATACTACGCGCTCACGGGCGACGAATACGGGAAGTGGAAGGACGACCAGCTCGGCACGGTCCGCATGATCGTCGGATTGCCGGACCTCTCCGCGACGACGTGGGAGAAGTACGTGTACAAGTCCGTGTTCGCGGCGGACGACCCCGCATGGACGCCGCCGTCCGGCGGCGACGGCTCGTACTACCACGACGACTACAACAACGACCCTATCAACCTGAAATGGCCGTTCGACCCGGATGCAGACCCTTCGGACAACGACTGGGACGGCGACGGGTACGGCGACGGCGAGGACGACCCGAAGCCGACGGAGAACCCCGACACGGGCTACCCCCGCAGCACCGAGTACGACGCGGCCTGCGGGGTCATGGTCGGGCGCGACGGCGAGCCGAACGGGAACGGCATGGGCTACACGTCCCACGACGAATGCAGGGTCGAGCGCCCGTCCGCCCTCCTGCTCGTCAAGTTCAACTTCCTCAGCTTCTGAACCGAAAGGACAACGCGACATGATTCCAGTGATACTCAGGGGCGACACGGCGCGCGGGATCACGCTCTCGCCCGCGCCAGGCTACGACTACGGCGGCTGCACGCTGGAGGTCGAGTTCAACGGCGCGCGGCGCGCGTACGACGGCCTCGCGGCCGGCGCGGGCGTCACGCTCGCGCTGACGGCGGAGGAGACGGCGCGCATGCCGACCGGGACGGGGCGCGTGTACATGCGCCTCCGCAACGAGGCGGGCGAGGTGCGCTCGCTCCCGTGGGCGAAGGTGAAGGTGACGGACGCGCCGGGGGAGGTGCGCGCGGCGCAGATCACAATCGACCCCGCGACGCTGGATGTGGAGGACGCGACGGCTGGCGACAGCCTGGGTGCGGTTAAGAGCAAGCTAAACGCCGTGCTGGCTTTCCTTCGCGGCGTTGCCGTGCTTGCGGTGTTTGCCCTCCCGTGCATGGGCGCGGAGGTGGCGCCGCTGTACACCACGCCGAACGACATGCCGGGCGACGCGCCGCTCATGACGAACGCGGCGGAGTACGTCGACGCGAAGGTCGCCTCCGCGACCAACGGGCTCGCCGACAAGGCGGATCTGGGAGGCTATCTCCCACTTTCAGGTGGCACGCTGACCGGTTCTTTGACAGTTGACGCGCATACAGGTGGTCTGACGGTTAACACGTGGGTATACAGCAGGCAGATTGTAAGCGAGGGTGAAATTGCATTCGCGGACGATGGAAGCGGAACCGTCGGAATCGTTGGAGGGAGCGGCCAACTCGGATTCTTTAGCACCAGCAACCCGTTTGATCCCAAGGAGTCCGCCCTCGTCCCGGACGGCAGCAAGGTGATGACCGAGACGCTGACGAACGAGAAGCTTAACGGCTATGCCGCCAAGACGGATGTCGCCGCCACGGTCACGAACGCCGTGCGGGAGGTGGTGCGCGAGACGGGCGACCTCCTCTGGGACGAGGAGCTGCAGGTCACGTGGAAGGCGACGTTCGAGGGCGGAAACCTCTGGTACACGCCCGTCACGAACGTCAACATAACGGGGACGAG